ATATCCGGGCGGCAACTTGTAGACCGTGCTGTCCCACTCCTCGGCCAGTCGCTCCACCGCCGCCAACCTCGCCTCAGCCCGCTCGGCGCGCTGCCGGTACTTCTCAGCGGTCGATAGGCGCACATGCTCCTCGCCACGGTGCGGACACCGCTCACCCTCGATTCGTGCCACTGCTTCCGGGCCTCGGACACCAGCAGCGAGGAGGGCGGTGACGACGTGGGCGTTGTACGCGTCGAGAATGCGCGGCCCCAGCCTGCTTCCGACCGGCACATGCTCCCATCGCCAGCCGCACCGGCATCCTCCGTCAAGCATCGCCGGGAAGTGCTCGCCCAGCACCCGCACGATCGTCTTCCGCTCGGCCGCGTGGGCGTCAGGGACGTGACGGTCGGCGGCGGTCACGGCGTGGTCTCCTGCTCGGTGTCGGCGAGGCGGGCGAGCAGGTGATCGGCTTGCGCAAACCAGCGGTGGCGCTCCCCGTCCACTGCCGGGCTGTCCCACGGCCCGAGGTCGCGTCCGTACCACGCAAATCCGTTCATCGCGTACAGGAGGCTGGCGAGGGCATCGCGATCGGCGAAAGCGTGCGAGCGGAGCATGTCGCCGATCGACTTGCCCATCTGTTCGGCTTGGTCCCGAAGTCGGTGATACTCCTCGGGCAATAGTCGGACGCCCACCTGGAACGTCCGTCGCCGCGTCTCGGTTCCGCTTCGGCTCATCGGGGATCACCCGACCCGGCGTAGGGGTTCGCCGGCATCGCGGCCAACCACGCGCCGCTCTTGATCCAGTCGGTCGCGGCTTGGGCTCCCTCGTACCACGCCTCGGCTGCTCCTGCCGCACGCCCGGCCTCGTGCGCGGCGGCCTCACGGGTGGCGAGGATGCGCTCGACGGCGGCAGCGAGGTCGCTGTTCCGCTCCGTGCGCGTGTCGATGTCGTCGTTCTCGGCGGCGTCGATGATCTCGTCCACGACGCCGTCGAGGGTTGCCCATTCCTCCTCGCTCAACTCCACCTCAGGCTGGGCGGCAGGAGTGGGCTGGGTGTCGGTCACAGTTCGGCCCACGGATCGGTTGCGGCACTCTGACGGCTCTGCGCGAGCGCAGCAGCTAACCGGTCACGGGGACTCTGCGAAGCCGCGACAACCACCCCCGGGCCGGCGTACGGCGCCCCCGGAGCGCCGCCGACCACCCGGTCACCGGACTGCACACGGTGACCACACGCGAGCACCGTGACCGTCGCCTGATGCTCACCGTCACGTTCGTACCAACCGTGAGAGAACTCGTCAGTGACGGTGCTGCTGGTGCGGCACTCCGGGCACCACACGTCGCGGCGGTACTCGGTGCTGACGATGAACGCGTGCCGGGTGTCCAGCTCATGCAGTCGGCCGGTAGCGTCGCGGACGGTGATGTCGCACCACCGGCCGCCGAGATTGTTCCACCGCTGTTCGACCGCGGTGATCGTGACCGGTCCGGTCGGCTCGGTGCGGTCGCCGTACAGCGTCGTGATCACGACGTCGCGGCCGGGGTAGTAGTCGCTGTGCCGGGTGAGTGGATCACGCATGAGGTTGCTCCTGTGTCTGTGGCGGGCTGACACCACAAACACTAGATCATGTCTCCGACGCTTGTCTAGCGTTTGGTGTGTTCGCGGAGCGTCTGCCGGACAGCTGCACGGTCACGTTTCAACGCGCGCACCAGCCGGTCGTTGCCGAACCGGCGGTGGTTCTCGATCATCTGCGTCAGCTCCGCGTCGATCGCACGGAGCCGGTCAGCGCCACGGCGGCCGATGTACGCCGGCGGCGGCGTCGGCGGCGTACGGTCGGGAAGGTCGAGCACGACGCCGTTGAGCCACGTCGCGGCGAACGTGTACGCGTCACCCCAGTAGCGGGGGAAGTAGTCGCCGCGGGTGACGACGATCTGACCGGTCTTCACACTGTTGCTGCGGACGAGCAGCGATGACAGTGAGCCGGGGTCGGCGTCGCGGTCGCGGCCGACGACGGTGGCGATGTGTCCGAACGCGTTGCTGTCGTTCGGGTCGTCGTAGTAGACGACCATCCCGCGGCGGATATCAGCGACGTCGTGCACCCGGTGCGCGGCCGGGGTCGCGTTCTGAGCAGTGACAGCGGACGGGTAGACGGCGCCGATGTTGCGTGCCTCGCGGCAGATCCGCAGGCACCATCCGTCGGGGTTGTAGCCGAGCTGTGCGGTGGTCTCATGCTCGCGGTACCACTGCACGGTCTCGCGAGTGTTGCGCTGGCTCACTGCTCCGGCTCGCTGTCGATGTCGTCCTGCACGCCGTCGATGTCGCGTGGCAGGTCGTCCGGATCGTCGTCGTACACGGCGTCGAGATCCGGCTGTTCGTTGTCAGGGTCGGCGTCGGAGTCCGGCACGATCGCGGTCTCGTCTTGTGTGGCGGGTTGCTCTGTCATGGTGTGAGCGTACCGCTAGCACCGTCGAGCGGCGGCACATCTTCGGCCGGTGTCGCGCTCAGCGTGCGCAGATGCTCGACGGCTTTCCCGAGCCAGTCGATCGCGGCGGCGGTGTCGGCGTCGTCACGGATGAGCAGCGTCGCGTTGCCGTCGAGGTCGACCGTGAGCACGAGCGCGCGGCTGTTCATCAGCTCGTTGTCGTCCGGTGTGTGGTCGCTGCTCTTGTCAGCCAGCTCCCACGAGTTGTCGCCGAGGAAGCGGATCAGCTCGCCGGGTTGCAGTTTCGCGGCTGCAGGGATCGTGAGCGGTTCGGTCTGTTCAGTCATCGGGTCGGCCTCCGTAGTCGCGCCACGCGGCACGCTCGGCGGCGTCCATCACGAGCGTGCGGGTGTCTTCGTAATGCGCCCATCCGGCGCCGGTCAGATCGAAGTGTTTCCACGCTTCGCTGAGCTGGGTCCGGAGACCGGCGCCGACGGTGCGCCAGTGCTCGGTGCAGCACGGGTGACCGCCGGGGATCGTCTGCCGGCACTCGCGTGCCTTGATCTCCCCGGTGATCGGATCCGGGTCAGGTACGCGGATCTTGCACGGCCGCGGTTCCCGGTAGCCGCGCGTCGTCACAGCAGCCTCCCGTCGAGCAGTCGGCGTACGTCATCGAGCAGCGCGCCGGCGCGTCGAGCCTCCGATGCCAGATGCAGCCACGCGCCGTGCAGCGGCAGCCCTTGCGCGGCCACGCGGTCAGTCGCCTCACGTAGCTCGCGTGACCGGTAGTCGAGTCGCTCCACGAGACCGGTGAGATCCACGATCGGAACCTCACCGGTCGGCGGCGGATCAGACCGATGCAGGCTCATCGTCCGTCACGACGTCGTGATCACCGTCGTGCTCGGCGTCGAGCACGCAGCCCGGGAAGTCGCAGCCGGTGAACTCCGGGCCATCGGGGACTGCGCGGAGCGGGCCGTCGGTGTTGCCGTCCCACACACCGGCGACGTCACCGGACTCGTCACGGCTGATCGCGGCGTCGATCTGCGCGGCGGTCTGCTCGACGGACGGCTCATCGCCGGCCGCGCCGTCGAACGCAGCCTGTCCGAACTGGTCGGGGCGGTTGAGGTACAGCGCACGCATGAACTCGCGGACGCGGTTCTCGTGATCAGCGGGCACCAACTCGACCTGATCAGCCACGAGCGAGACGACCTGAGAGCCGTCCTCGTTGACGACCTTTTTCCCGGAGTGAACCTCCAGCAGCAGCAGATAGCGACTGCCCTGGTGCACGGCCATGCCGCGCGCCTGTTCCTCCGACACGAACTGCTCAAGTCCCTTCGCGAGCAGTTTGCTGTTCCAGTCACGCTTCTCCGTCATGCTGTTCATCCTCTCTCGTTGGGTGCCCACGCGATACCGCGCAGCGCGGTGAGATTCTTCGCCGGCAGCTCGTCCACCGGATGCTGTGCGAACCGTGCGCCCATCGCGGCGAGACCGAGCGCGTCAGCCACGTCGTTGCCGTCGACAGCAGCCCACGGATACCGGCGGATCACCGCAGCGAGCATCTGATCCTTGCCGGTGTCTTTCCCGCCGCCCTTGCCGAGCACGTACTGCTTGAGGTTCGACGGGGGGATCTCAACCACGTTCAGTCCGGCGCCGGTGAGGCGTGCGACGACGAGCCACCACAGCCCGGCGCGGTCCCACGTACCGCGGCCCTCAGAGCCGTACGACGGTCCCTCCACGAGCGCGAGATCAGCGCCGGCACAGAGAGCCGTGACCTCTCCGGCGATCGTTCTGAGACGCCGGGACTTCGCGGCAGTGTCGCGGCCGGCGACGGCTTTCGACTGCACCCGGTGCAGAGAGTGCAGCGGATTGCCGCCGGGATCAGTCGGCACACCGGCGCCGAGCCGTACGACGCCGCTGCTGGTGAGCGAGAGATCCAGACCGACGATCAGCACGGTGCAGCTCCTGCGGTTAGTGCGGGTGCCGGCCGTGTCGGAGCCACGGCCGGCACCCGGTAAGGGGATGAGAGGTCAGACGCCGAGCAGCGCGGTCGCTCGGGCCTCGATGTCGTGCGCGGCGTCGCCGTCGGTGACGGTCTGCGCGTAGGCGGTCGCGGCGTTCATCACACCGCCGAGCGTCATCTGACCACCCTTCACGAAGTAGCCGAGGATCCCGTCGACCTGCTCCTGTGTGTAGCCGGCGGCGCGGCCGATCTTCGTGACGTCCTCGACGGTCGGCACTTCGGTGCTGGCCTTGCTCTCGGCGCGCTCGATCACGCGGATCAGGTAGTCGGTGTCGAGGAACGTCGCCACGGCGTCACGTGTCCGGGCCTTGACGAGATCGAGTGACTTCCGCTGAGTGTCTTCGGTCCACCGGATGACACCCTCATCCATCCGGCCGCCTAGGTGGATCTCGCGGAGCGCGTCCTTCGTGATCGTCATGCCGTTGTTGCAGACCTGCACGATGAGCCGCGGGGTGATCGTGAACGCGCCGCCGCCGGTCTCGGAGTTGCTGAGCTGGAAGCCAGCGAACACGGTCGGGTTGTCGTCTCCGCTCTGACCGGTGAACGGTGATCGGTAGCCGCGGAGCAGTGCCGGTGCGAGTGCCTGCACTTCGGGGCACGCGACGCGGACGACCATGCGGCGGTCGGTGAGGTCGCCGCCGGTGATGTCGACGGCCACACCGGCGTCACGTACGCCGTCGAGTGCGGCCATGAGCACGTCGAGGTTGTCGACCACGCCGTACCGGTCGGACAGCAGCGCGCGGGCGATGCCGGGCTGACCGTCGTCGCCCTTGAACGTGCGGAGCAGGAACTTGCGTGAGTCGGGGTCGACCGCCGGGCGGTGCTCGGTGAAGCCGTAGTCGCCGGACGGGTGCTGCACCCACTCGCCGCGGGCGTTCGCGCCGTGCAGCCACGCGTTGACGTTCGCGTCATACAGATCCGGGCGCTCGTCACGGAGCCGCCGGAGGTAGGCGAGCGGGATGTTCAGCTTGCTGGCGATGCCCTCGTCAGCGACGCGGGTCGGCACGTAGCGGCCGTCAACGGCGGTGACGCCGTCGAGGTCGATCTGCTGCTCGGCGCCGGTCACGGTCAACGTCGCGTTGTCGGAGCGGATCGCGGTCGCGTTGACGACGATGTCGTGCTTCCGTGCGTGCTGCGACTGCAGCATCTGCATCAGGTCCGGCAGTCCGGCGTTCCGGGTTGTCGTGTTCATTCGGTTCTCCTGTGGTTGGCGGGTTGTGCTGCTCTGGACACTAGCGCGGACCTCCGACACTTGTCTAGCGTTCTAGGGCAGTACGTGTTTGAGACCGTGATCATCGAGCAGCCAGAGCGCGCCGCGGATTCTGACCGGCACCGTAGCGGGGTCGTCCGACGCAACCGAGACGATCCAGCCGTTCGCTTTCGCTTCCTCCGGGTGCTCGGTGATGTACGCGTGACACGCAACGTGCAGTGCGAGGAGGTTCGCGAGCCGGTCGCCGCCGTCTCGGCGTCGCATCCGGTGATGCCGTTCGAAGTCGTCACGGGTGAGCGGCTGATCGCAGCGTTCGCAGAGACCGCAGCAGCGGCTGATGAGCATGACCGATGCCCACTCCCACCAGTCGGCGTTTTCCTGCGGCGCGGCACGGCGACGCGGCTCCGGACGGCGTGCACGGACCGCAGTCCGCGGTGAAGCCCAGAACCGTTGCACGGCGCCGTACGTGAGACCGGCCGCAGCTGCACGTTCAGCCAGCTTCCGTTTGTTGCCGGCCGTCAGCTCGCCGGCGTCGGCGAGTGCGAACCGGAGAGCTTTGACGCTGCAGTCCATCAGCCCGCGGACGGTCGCGTCGTCGGTCATGCTACGTACCGTGCTACGCCAGCGACGGTGACCCACCGGTCAGGGTCGAGCGCCCGGGGGCTGCTGTGCACGTCGCTGCACTTCGCGCAGACCCGGACCGCTGACCGTGTCGGTGTGCTGCAGCCGACGCACGGGCGGCGGGTCCGCGGGTCCGGTTGCCGGGGCAGTAGCCGCGGGTCGGTGATCCGGCCGACGTTGCCGGCGAGCACGACAGCGAGCGCATACAGGTCACCGCAGTCGTGTAGCAGCGTCTCGATCGCGGCGGCATCACGGTGAGCGACCGCCGTGATCAGCGCGGCAGCGGTCGGCGTGATCGCCTCAGCTCGGTCGCGCGTCATGCTGAGTCACCGGTCCAGATGTGCGGCGCGGTCTGCTGACGCTCGTACTCAGCCTGACAGCCGCCGAGACACTCACAGCAACCGCCGCAGCCCATCGTCGTACGCGGCGCGCGGCATGTGCCGTACACACACGCTCGCTGACAAACGTCTAGCGGTCCCTCGCGCTCAGCGATCGGCAGCGCCGGCTCATCCCACGGCCGGAGCGCTGGCAGCCACGCGCGCTCGTCAGCGGTCAGCCGGCGGTCTGTGTCGCTGCCGGACAGATCAGGCCACGGGATCTCACACGCGCTCATCGGCGATCACTCCGGGGTCGAGATAGGCGGCGAGAGCTTCGGTGCCGAGCTGAGCGATCTGCAGCCAACCGGCGCGCTGCTCCGGGTCGAGATCAGTCAGCGGTGTCTCGGCGAGCAGAGCGGACGCAACGGTCATCATCGCGTCGTGGTCGTGTGCAGCGTCGTGCACCCGGCGGCGTTCGGCAGCGAGTTCGGTGTGTAGCTCGGCGATGCGTTCACGGAGTTGCGCGACACCGACGAGCACGGGGCACTGCTGCCGGTCGCCGGCCGCGGCGTTGAACCAGCCGAGCACGCCGCGGTCGTCGGGACACCGGTGCCCGGACAGATGCGGCCGCTGCAGCGTGTCAAGGATCTGCGTGTCGATCACCGGTCGGTCTCCTGCTCCTGCAGTTCGTACCGCTCCGCTTCGGCACGGCCGGCGACGTCGTCCGCGACGAGCGCTGAGTAGACGACGCGGGTGCCGTCGCTGACGGTGAGCCGCCGGTCAACAATCGCGTACGTGCGACGCACACTCGATCCGACAGCGGGATCAGCTGTCGACCAGCGGACGAGCGGCTGAGAGTGTCGACAGTCGGGTCCGTGAATGATCCCCGGACCCCCGGGGCAGTTCTCGGCGGTGTACGTGAGCTTGTCGAGATCGGGCAGGTCGGTCATTGGTCGGCCTTTCAGAACGGCGCGGTGTGCGCGGTGGTCGGGCTGTCGGCGTAGTCACGAGCGAGCTGCAGCGCGGCCTCATCATCCTCGTCGGTGGTGGTGTCGCGGCCGGTGAGCGCCTGCCACACCATCAGCGCGGCGTCGGCCGCATCGCCGCCAGCACCGCGCTGCAGTCCGAGCACAGCAGTCGCGGCGGCGGTGATGTCGAACGTCTCCGGCGGCGGCTCGTCGGCGTGGTCGATCCGGTCATGCATCCGCAGCAGGTTGTCAGCGTGCTCCGGCGTCAGCACGAGCCGGTTGAGACCATGCTCCGGACACGTCACACGGTAGGCGTTGCTGATCGGGCCGAGAACCTCACGGATGATCTGCGCGCCCATCAGTCGGACTCGATCGGCTTCGCGTTCGCGAACAGCGCCAGCAGTTCAGGTGTGGCGGCCGTCCACCAGTCGGAGGTCAGGTCGACGGCGATCTCGCCGAAGCACTGCACGCCGTTCACGGGGTTGACGTACGGGCACGCGGCGCGGATCTCGCCCGGCCGGACCGACCGCGACCATGCGGCGGTCTCGGTGGTGTCGTGTGCGTACGCGGCGTAGCCGTCGGTGACGGTGCGGAACTCTGACGCACAGTTGCCGTCACAGATGACGTAGCAGTTGTGCAGCACGATCGGTGCGGCGAGAGTTGTGGCGGGGGTCGTCGGCATGGTGTCTCCTGACGGTGGCGGGTTGATGAGCACCACACTAGATCACAACCGTGTGCCGTGTCTAGCGTTTAGATGAGTGCCGCCCCGGCTCATCCGCGAGGGGAGAGCCGGGGCGGCCGGTGAGTCCAACCCGCCAAGGCGAACCACCCGTGTCCATTCACCGGACACGTTCACGGTATCAGTCGGCCGGCGGGAGTGTCACCGACGGCTTGCCGGTCACGGTCTCGCAGAACGCGTCCGGTTCCAGCCCCATGCTGCGCAGCGGAGTGACACGGACGTAGCTGACAGCGAGCACGTCTAGCAGCCACTCAGCGATCTCCCACGGATCGTTCGGGATCTCGCCGCCGCGCTCGTTCATCCGGTGATCGAGAACCGCCTGAGCGACGCCGCGCTCATCCCATTTCTTCCGGTCCTTGCTGCGTGCCACCCACACTTCACCAATGCCGTCGATGACCTGTTTGCCGTGCTCGGCGGTGAGGTAGATGTGCCGCACGAGCCCGGCGTCGAGGGTGCGGAGTTGTTCGATCACGCGCCGCAGATCGCGGAGCACGATCAGCCAGTGCTCAGGGGCCTCGCGGTCGAGCTGCGCGGTGGTGAGCAGCGCATCGAGACGGCCGGTGTCCTCGGCGAGCAGCTCGATCACACCGCCGACGTCGAGCGGATCGGCTACCTGATCGGCGGTCATGGGAGTCTCGTGTCGTCTAGACACTGGTTGATCCGCTTCGCCAGCAGGCGGGCATCAGCGCGGCTGACTGTGAGTACCGACCGGTCCTCCCACACGATCTGCACGGAGTCACCAAGCGCGCGGACGTAGCTCCCCCACTGGTGACGGCGTAGACCCCACACTGAGGATCCGGCCTTCGGTCGGCGGCTCATGCCGGCGGCCAGATCGAGACGCAGATGAGCGCGACTTGGAACCCGAGAACGAACCCCATCAGAGCCCACCACAGTGAGACGGCCCACCCGGTGAGTTCCTGGCGCCTCATGCCGGCGCTCCCGGTTCGAGATCCCCGGGGTAGGTGGCCTTCGCTGTGCGGTCGCCGCGGTAGCGGACCATCACGAGGTCGCGGCGGATCTCCGTGACCTCGCCGTCCTCCGGCTGCGCTCCGGGGTGATGCGGCCGGTAGACGACCCACTGCCCGACGCTGATCTCTGAGAGCTTCATGACGGCTGCCCGCTGTCAGTCGCCACGGCACCGGGCGCCGGTCCCCACGGGTCCGGCTCGGCCGGTAGCGCCGCCGCTGCGGTCGCGGCGCGTTGCTGCTCGGCGACGACCTCATCGGCGCGTTTCTTCACCGCGGCAGCGAGCGGCGCGATCGTCCACGGCGGCAGCCGGTCGAGCGCGGCGAGTCCGTCGATGTCGTTGTCGGACAGGAACCGGCGGGTCGCCTGCTCGTACGTCACGCCGGCGCGGGCTGCGTCGGCGTCGATCTGCGCGAGCAGCTCCGCGGTGCTCGGCCCGGTCCAGGCGGTGTCGTGCTGCCGCTCGCGGGGGGCGTGCTCGTCGGGGTGCATCGTCTCGGCGCCTGACTTCTCGGCGTGGGACCATTCGCGGTCGCCCTTCGCCCACAGGTCGAGTGCGACACCGAACCGCATCGCTGCGTTGCGGAGCGCGTCGCCGATCGCCTCTTTCGCGCCCTTGCCTCCGGCGGCGTCGCCGAACCCGGGCCGGGAGACACCGCAGACGGTGAGCATGATCCACAGCCCGTCACGGAACGACGGCGGCACACCTTGCAGCTCGTCGGTGGTGAACGGCCGCCACGACCAAAATGGATCGACCTGCAGCAGTCGGTCGGTGACGTCGGCGTGACCCACGAAGTCAATGTGGATCGTCGCGGCGGTGTTGTGCCAGTTCCCGCAGACCGGACAGGTGCCCTTGCTGCGGTGCCGGTCGCACTGACCGCGGTTCTTGCTGCACTCCGAGCAGGTCGACCGGGGGAGCTTCCCGACAGCCTCACCGGGGAACGGTGCGCGGAGTGCGTTGAGAGCTGCCGCGGTCGGAGCGGTCGCGACCTCGGCCTGTTCCAGCTCGGCGATCAACTCGGCGGCGTCTCGGGTGTGCAGTTCGGCGCGTGAGTCGATCGGCTCACGGTCGTGTTCCTCTAGCCAGCGGTTGAGGTACGCGTGAACGTTCTTGTCTCCCGTGATTCCGTGATCACGGAGCAGCGCGTGCAGTTTCCGCATCTGCGTCGTGCTGATGTGCGCCGCGGTGTCTGCTTCACGTTTCTCGACCTGATCTGAGGCGGCCGCGCCGGTCACGATGTCGCCGCCGCGGGGAGCTTCTGGCCGCAGCACGAGCAGCGTGAGTCGGCGTCGACACGCTCACGAGCTGCGTCGCCAGCCTGATACGTCACCCCGCCGGCGTCGTCGTCGTGACCGCGGATCAGCTCGCCCTTGCGGGTCAGCCGTGCGCAGAGGTTGTTGACGCTCATCCGCTCGGCGGCGGTCTCAGCGCCGAGCGCGGTCGCGGCGTGTGTCGGTCGGTGTGGTCCGGGGTTGTTGACGAACCACTCTCGGACCGCGGCCGTCAGGCCGGTGGTTTGCAGAGCCATGATCAGGGGTCGCTTTCGGTTGGCGGGTCTGACCCAGCCACTCTAGCGTCAGATTAATGCTCCGGTCTAGTGCACAGACGCGTCGGTGTAGGTCTAGACTCACCCGCACAACAGACCGCCCCCGCCGGAGCCGACGAACTCCGCGGGGGCACGACCTGAGGAAAGCAGGTGCTGCAGATGCTAGCAGAATCCACCGACACGAAGCTGTCACCGCTGTGATCGGGGCATACCGCCGAGAGTGGTCCGGCCGGACCGACTTCGTGATGGTGCATCTTGATCTTGTCGACGCGCTCGACGGCTCATGGGACGCGGCGGCGCTGATGAACCGGATCGAGTACCGAGCCGGCGACGGTTGGTGGGCGGCGAGCCGCGCAGCGATGTGCGCAGAGCTGCGGTTCACCGAGCACCGGCTGAAATCCGCACTGACGCTGCTGCGTGACCGGCGGATGATCGAGTGTCAGCGGGTGTCAGCGTTCGACCCGACCTTGCAGTACCGGCCGGCGTTCGCGGACGAAGCAGACACCGGTTCCCGTGACGGCGTCACGCACCGTCACGAGCCGGAGCCACCCGCCGACACAGTGACGGCGGGAGCCGCCGTCACTACCTCTCTTAAAGAACAGGAAGAACTACTACCCCCCTTACCCCCCGCTCAGCTCGCGCTTGTCGGCGATGCCGACGTGGAGAGAGGCGATCCGATTGATGCTGAGTTCGCCGGGTTCTGGGAGCTGTGGCCACGCAAAGACGGCAAACAGGCAGCGTTCAAGGCGTACCGCGCCGTACGACGCTCCGGGGTGCCACAGACGGTGATCGCTGACGGGCTCCGCGAGCATCTGCCGGTGTTGCAGGCACGTGAGCGGCAGTACGTTCCGCACGCAGCGACGTGGCTCGGTCAGCGGCGGTTCACGGAGCTAGCGCCGCCGATGCCGAAGCAGCGCATGGCCGGCGACCCGTGGGCTAACCTCGACCCGAACGCCAGTTACGGCGGTGGGATCTTCGGAGCCACCGCACCGACCAGCACCCAACCCGCCAGCTTCGGAGGAACCCCGTGACCGTCCCGACCACCGCGGAGCGGATGACGTACCAGCACGTCACCGGTCTGCTCACTCAGATCCTTGCTCTCGACCCGCGGATCCGGCCGGCTGACGCTGACGAGGCCCGGGCGAAAGCCGAGACGTGGCACAAGATCCTCGCCGACGTCGACCCACAGTTCGCGTTCACCGTCGTGCATCGCTACTACGCCGATCAGCCGGGGTACTCGATCACACCCGGCGTGATCGTGTCCGCGTGGCGGGAGCAGCAGACCGCAGCCCGGACAGCTGCGCGGACAGCTGAGGGACCAGCTCAGCCGGCGTTGCCGGGCACACCTGAGCACCCGTCCGTCGCGAAGTTCCTCAAGGCGGTGCTGGCCGCGGTGCACGCCGGTCATGATCAGTCGACGGTTCCGCGCCCGGTCGGTGTGCTGCCGAAGCTCGTGAACGGTCAGGATCCGCAGCGGCTGTGTCAGTATCCGGATCTCTGTGCGTGTGATCACACGATCTGCCGCGACGGTTGGCTCGATGACGAGATCGCGACTGAGCATCCGTGGGGCGGCGGCCGGCAGCACCGGCGGATCAAGCGGTGCCCGTTCTGCCGTGACGCGCTGCTGATGGCTGAGGAACGTGGGATCGCGAAGAAACCGAACCGGTTCCGGACCGGGCGCCGGTGACCGGCGGTGCGCGAGAATCCGACACCCGAGCCGGGTGACCGTGACCGCCGGCCGTTCAGCAACGGCTCGGAGGGTGAGACGTGGACCTACAACGTGTGCGGCGGCGGCCGGGACGGTCTGGGCTGCATCCACGACTCGGCCTACGGGCAGGCTGACGAGGAGTTGGGCGCGGAGGTCCACTGTCCGCTGATCACGCTTTCGATGCTCGGGGTGTGGCCGCACGAGTGGCCCGCCGAGCGGGTGACGTGGACCGACCAGCAGGGTGTCGAGCACTATTACGAGCGGCCGGGGATGTGCTCGGAGTACGCCGACGAACTGCCGGCCGCGACTGACCCGCCGGTGATCGCGGTCGATCTGTTCGGGGTGTATGCCGCGGAGCCGGCCGACACGCCAGTGCACAGCTGGGGATAAGCCTGTGGAGGGACCGCCGCGGAGTTGCTAGCATTCGTGGTGTGAGGTTCACCCCCGGAGGCTAGTCATGGCAACCACTGCTGAGCGTACTGCTCTGCTCGCAGTGACGTGCACCCACTGCGGCGCCGGCACCGGGGATGCCTGCTACAAGTTGTCCCGGCGTCACGGCCGTGACGTGCGGCTACCGATCACGACGCTCGACGGCGGTTCTCACGACGCACGGTGGGTGGCTGCGCTCGGGCGCGGTGCGCCGGTGCTGGTCGGTGCGGTGGTCCGATGATCACGCCGCAGTCGGTGCCGTGCCCGACGTGCCGTGCCCGGGTCGGCCGTGAGTGCACCGACCGGCGGGGGTATCTGCTGACGTCCGGCACACACCGTGCTCGGTCGCGGCGGTTCCTCGCGGAGTTGTCCGGGGACACGACCGCGGCGCCGGAGGCTCATGCCGTCCGACGCCGCGGTGCTCGGAGCGCAACTCCCGAGAGTCGTGCGCGGGTAGCTCAGTCGCTGCCAGAACCAGCGTCCGGCGAGCTGGTGCTGTTCTGACCGGTGTCGCTGGTCGAATCGTCGCCGCTGGGCGGGCCGTCGGCGTCGCTGCCGGCCGCGGAGGTTGTCTGCGGGTCTCCGGCCGCCGAGTCGTCTACGGGGCTCTCAGCGGCCGCTTCTGCGCCGACGGTGGCGGTCGTCTCGATGCCGGTCGTCTCGACGGTCTGCGCCGGCGGCAGCGGAGTGCCGTCGCTGGTCTGTTCGCCGGACAGGTCGAGGTCGTAGCTCTCGGTGTCGTCGGCGCCGCCCGCGCCGGCGCTCGGTTGGGTGGCGGTCTCGACGGTCTCGTCCACGAGGGGCTCGGCGTCGAACGGCTGCATCGTTCCGGAGAGGGCGCCGGGTCGCACGTTGGGGATGTTCATAGCATCGGAGCGTACGCCGCACCGGTGTCCGGAGCAGGGGTGATCTGCTATGTGTCGGATGCGGGTAGCGGCGGGGTGCGGAACACTGCCCACAGCATCGCGAGCTTTCCGACCCCGACGGTGAGATAGATCAGCCGGGCGATCCAATGCCGCCACACGTCGTTGACCTCGACAGCAGCGTGATGCATCAGCACAAACACGACCGCGGTGATGAACGCGAGCGACGTCGCCGACGTCGCGAGCACAACGATCCGCGCGAGCTGGTCACGCAACTCCGCGCGGATGCCGTAGACCACCGGGAACGTTGTGACCATCACGGTGCTCACAACTAGACATCCGAACGTGATCAGCTCGTCGGTGGTCCACGGCACAGCGTTGACGTCCCACACAGGTCATGCTCCGTTCGTTCGGGGGAACGTCAGCCGCAGACGCTCAGCGAAGTGATTCCGCTGACCCTCAGCGAGCAGCCGCGGGATCACGTTGTCGGCGCGGTTTTCCAGATCGCCGACACGGCTCTCAGCCTCGGCGATCTCAGGGTCACGGACAGCCCGAGACCGACGGAGTAGGAAGTCGAAGATCACGGCAACTCCTCAAGCGCAGCGGGGAGAGCTGCGAGAGCATGAGCGGCGACCTCACTCGCGTCGGTTGTCCGTTCCGTCACGGTCAACGAACGCAGCGCGATCGCTCGCCACTCGTCTCGTTGCTTCTCCACCGCTTTCAGTTCCCGGCCGGAGCAGATCCAACCCCGAGCGAACGCCACGACCGCGAGAACACAGATGCCGACGACGCCGACACCATCCGCGAGATCCAGGGGGATACCGTCCACGGTACGCCCGCTCAGGTCTTGACGAGCCAGTTGACGGCTCGGTAGGGCTGCATCACTGAGACCGGGAAGCTGTTCCCGGGGCCGTCGCCGGAGTTGCCGGTGTACGCCGGGACGTTGATCGTGTGCACGTGTGCGCCAGCGCTCTCGACCGGCAGGTTCGTGTCGATCGTGTGCGAGCCACCGCGGCGCACGGTGTTGTTGTTGCTGCCGTCCTCGTTGCTGAGATCAAGCTGATGCTTGTGCGACCCGCCGCTGTTGGTGTCGAACGGGGCGTGATCGTGGTTGATCGTGTGAGTGTGCGGCGGCAGGTTCGTCGTGATCAGCGTCACCGACTCCGCGCCGCCACCGGACCCGAGTGTCTTGGTGCCGGACACACCGACCGGCACACGGTCACGCATATCGGGGACGTTGAACGTGGTCGCACCGTTCCCGGCGCCGTACGTCGTGCCGATCGCAGCGAACAACGCCGCGAACGACGTACGAGAGACCGCCTGTCCGTTCGCGAGCAGCCACCCCCCGGGAACGCTCGCGGTCGCGACAGCCTTGAGGTCGCCGGGGAACCAGCCTGATACGCCGCTGTCGCCGCCCTCAGCGCTGATCGTCAACGGGTCAGTAGCGCCGCCGCTGCCGGTGATCGTGACACCCTCGCCGGCGATGATCCGGCAGCCACACACCTGTCCGTTGCAGTTGCACCTAGCCATCGGTGGTCCTCTCGTGCTTGTCGGTCGGAGCGTATCCCGTGCTCACCCTCGGAGGGCGTACACACCGCCGGTCACTCCGGGTGACCAGTTGGGCAGCCGGAACTCTGCAGCGGTCTCGCCGCCGGTGTTGAACGTGGTGCCGATCGCGTCGAACAGATCCGGATGATCGTCACGGAACAGCAGCGAACCGTCGGCCGCGACCCACCCGGCGGGTACGAGACCGGTCGGCCACACGACGGCCATGCCGGCGTCAGCTCGTGACAGCCCAGCGATCCGCGCGTCGTACTGCGACAGCAGCCGCTCGACGGCGCGTTTCCACGTCGCGAAACCGCGGATGCTGGTGAGCCGGTCCGCTGCGCGCGGCATCCGGCCCGTCACGCGAGCACCGCCTGAGAGATCGGCACGAGCGTGATCGTGACCACTTCGTCAGCGTTGCCGGTCTGTGTCACGTCGAGCGACGCGAGCACCGCGGTCATCTGCAGCGTGCGGCCGGTCGCGGTCGTCGTCTCGACCGGCACCATGATGCCGGGCACGAGCAGCTCGATCGGAAACGGCGCGTCCTGCCGGAGCGTCGCGCCGTCGGGGATGTCGAGCTGCACCGGCGCCGGATACGACTGGTCGAGCACACGCTGTGCGTAGCGGATCAGCGCCGCCTGACTGTGCTTGCCGGGGCCGGGTGAGACGACGTCCTCAACGAGACCGTAGAACGGGTCAACGCCGCCGACCGAGCCGCGGCGGTTGTTGTCGTCACGGCTCGTGACCGCGGTGAGCAGCAGGTCGCCGTCCTCGATGATCTCGACGTCGGCGAGCAGATGGTTCTCCGGCGACAGCACCGGTGTGCGTCCCAACGTGTGGCTGTCGGCGAACAGCACGATCGACCGGCCGATCACCGTGTAGCGGCCACCGATGCCGGCGAGGTTGCTGATGTCCTCGGAGTGCTTCGCGCCCCACGCGGCGACGTCACGGTCGACTAGATCACCGGCCGGGCCGAGAGACTGCACGAACGTCAACACGTTCGGATCATCGAGCGCGAACGCACGCTGTACCGACCACAGCAGTTCGTCGTTGACGACGACGTCCTGCAGTTTCCGTGACGTGCGGATCATCCGCTTCTCGGTCAGCCCGAGCACGTCTTTCGCCTCGATCACGAGCGCGTTCCGGAGGTCCCGCTTCCGGCGGATCGTGCCCTCCCACACTCGTTTCCCGGCGTCCGGTCCGGTGCGGCGGTGCACGACTAGCGAGTGAGCTGATGCGTGGATGTTGTCCAGCTCCGGGGTGCAGTCGTCGGCCTTGATCGTCACAGCGCCGGCGCTGATGTCGTTGAGTCTCCGGCCCCAGCTGACGACTGACGCGTTCGGCAGCGGCAGCAGCTCCTGCTCGCCGTTGCGGTCATAGATCGCAGCGGAGTTGATCCCACAGCCGAGCGCCGGGCCGACCATCAGCCTTCCCTCGCGGACACGTCGACGCTCGTGAGCAGATCGCCCTGGTGGAGGTTGTCCTCGTAGAACCCTTCGCACTCACGCGGGTAGCGGCGCAGCCACTGTGTCTGCACGAGGATCCGCCGGTCGCCGCAGATCACGGGCTGCTTGATCGGGCCGCCGTAGTCACCGCGGACCGGTGTCGGCTGCGGCTCGGTGAACCCGGGGCACACCGTCGTGATCGTGCCGTTCACACCGTCGATGGTCACGACGCCGTCAGCAGGGATGTAGTCGATCAGATACTCAGCGACCCACTCACACTTATCGGTCTCGGTGCAGTCGCCTTGCACGTCGTCGTAGATCCGGACACGTACGCCGACCTTCGGCTGATCGTCAGCAGTGAGAGTGATCGTCAGCACGTTGTCGCCGGCCGCGGTCACCGACGAGTCGATACACACCGATGTGCCCATGATGAACGCGCCGCCGCTGATCGTCGCGAACGTCGGATCAGGAACGACCGGCGGCGCCGGCGGCGCCACCCAGCCGGGGAGACACGGGTCAGACGCGCACGTGACCGTGTCGACCGGCGGCGCGCAGTTCCACGGCGTCGACACGGTGCCCGGTTCGATCCAGCCGTAACGGGCCGTGCTGACACCGGTGGCCACGAACGGCGGCGGCCCGAACTCTGCCCGGTTGTCGGTGACGAGCCGCTCCGGAGTGGAGAACTTGAACGCCGAGCCGATCGTCCAAACCCATTCGACTTTCAGCCACTCAGCACAGTCCGCGACCAGCAGCCGTTCAGTGATCGTCGGGCTGCTCGTCACCGTCGCGGCCGGCATGATCCGCCGGTACGGACCGATGCACGCCTCCGGAGACAGCAACGGAAAGTGCTGCACGAGCACACCGGCGTTGACGAGCGGGCCGTCTGCAGCGAAGCCGACAGCCCAGTTCTCAAGGTCGATCCCGTCAGGGTGTACCCACGGCTGACACTCCTCCTCGATACCGACGACGACCTGCGGCCCGTAGTCGAGTACCTCACCGGTCAGCGGATCGAGCAGCATCAGCGTCACGTTCACCGGTGCTGAGACCACCAGCGGGTCGGTCGTGAGGCAGAACTGCAGCGTCACCGGCCCGCAGACCGGACCGAGAGCTGCGTCACGCCACACGTAGCCGCCGTCACCCTCAAACGGCCCCGGGTCGCCGCCGTCGTAGACCTCCGGGGAGTCGAACACGCCGTCGGGTGCGCCGCCGTCAAGAGCCGGGTCAACAGTCGAGTCGGGGTCGCCGCCGTCAATGGTCTCGGTCCCGATCGGGTTGAACATCCCCGCCGTCGAATCGCCGTAATACTCGATGTACTCGCCATCGACGGCGGTCCAGCCGCCGTCCGGGTCGGTCCAGCCGGGGATCGTGTGCTCAACCTGCTCGGTCGCGTCGAGATCCGGAACCGGGTAGATCGGGGTCGGGCACACCGAGAACATCTCCACCGGCGCTGCAGAGGCACAGTCGCCGTCGGTGATGCATGTGCGGTGCAGCAGCGCGGTGAGCCACCGCAGACCGGCCTGCACACCCTCAGTCGTCCGGCCGGTCAGCAGCCCGGTGACGCCGACCTGACGGGCAGCGAACGTACGCCGGCCGGGTACGGCACGACCGTCGAGAGTCTCGGTCATCACGACCGACGATGTGCTGCCGTCGAGACCGGTGATGATCAACGGCAGCAGCCCGGTGAAGTCGAACGTGTCGGGGTCGTTGATGTCGACCCACGGCGCGAGGTCGAGCAGCGGTGTGCGGTACGGCCCGACGCCAGGGGTGAGAGCCTCAGCGAGACCGTCGCAGTCGCTGCACGCGGTCACGTCGACACCGGGCGGCACGATGCCGTGATCGACGTACGCCTGCAATCGCTCAGTGTTAATAACTTCCAAGGAACCGAACTTCACATAGCCGTCGTACACGGTCGCCCCCTCACGCTGTCGCCATGCGGTTGATGACCTGCATCGCGACCGCCGCGGGGTCACTCGCGTCGGTCACGACGGTGAACGGCCGCATCTGAGCGAGCGCCGCGACGATCGCCGTCGTCAGCGCAGCGAGGTCGAGCTGTCCGGCTGCTAGCTCCCGTTCGGTCTGCCGTGCCGGTGTGACGCGTGACCCGGCGGGGAGGTTGACCAGTTCGGGTCCTTCCTCGCCGACGACCGCGAGACCGCCGGGGAAGTTCCGGGTACCGCGAGCGAGGTACGGGATCGGGTCGTTCGGCAGGTCGATGTTCTTCGGACCGGGCACGTCGATGTAGTCGGGGATCGCGTTGTTGACGGTCCGGATCATGTCGTTGATCAGACCCTTCGCCGCGTCGGCGATCGAGGAGGCGATCGAGCTGACCAGCGACCCGGCGCCGGATGCCGCGGAGCGGATGCCGTCGAACAGTTTGCCCATCAGCGACTTCCCCGCGGTGAGCATCTTCCCGCCGAGCGCGATGATCTTGCCCGGCAGCGCGGTCACCGCCGACACGACGGTGCTGATGCCCTTCTGGACCTGTGTCTGCAGGGTCGCCGCGAACTTGATCGCAGCGCCGACTGCCCTGCCGACAGCGCCGACGAAGTTGATCAGCCCGGTCACGAATAGTGCGACCTTCGTGATGATGGTGACCACAGCCGGGATGACCTTGCTGATGATGAACCCGGCGAGCTTGATCAGCGGCGGCAGCACCTTGCTGAGAATGGTCACCTGCAGTTTCACGAACCACGAGCCGACCGCGATCACCTTCTGGATCAGCGGCGTGATCGCCGGGATCAGCTGTGTCTTGATCTGCGCGACGACCCGCTGCGCGGTCGGGATGATCTTTGTCTGCAGCGTCTCAGCGAGCTGCTGAAACACGGGCTGCAGCTTGCTGATCACGATGGACACGAGGTTCAGGAACGGCGGGATCAGCTTCGTCACCACGAAGCTCGCGAGGGTGCCGATCAGCGGGATCACCGCTGTTGAGAGGAACGACCACAGGGAGCGCCAGATCGGCACGAGAGTCGTCACGACGAACTGGCCGAGCTGCTGCAGCACCGGCAGCAGCCGCGTCTGCACCACACCGACGAGCTGGACGATCACCGGGCCGAAGTTGTCCCGCAGCGACTTGATCAGCTCCTGCACAGCGGGGATCACTTGGGTCACGATGACCTGCTGGATGATCGGCAGCGCGGTCTCGGCGGCCTCACGGAGAGAGTCGAAGAATGACGACGCCTGACCGCCGCCGGCGAACAGTCCGCCGATCGACTGAGCGATCGAGTTGATCAGTGGAGACAGCGGCGACGTGCCAGTGATCAAATCGTTCACCGCAGCGGAGATCACGCCGACGGACCGGCCGATGCCAGCGAACAGCGGCGACAGCGGAGACGTGCCCGCGATGATGTCCTGGATGGCCGGCGCGATGCTGGTCGTGAAGATGTCCGCGAGCTGGTCGAGAGCCGGCAGCAGCAGCGTGCCGATCGACTCTTTGATGTTGCCCCACGCGACGGATGCTTTCTCGCCGGCGGTCGCTGACGCTGCTGCGACGCCGCCGACCTGAGACTCGACCTCGCTGAGGATGATGTTCTGGGCGCCGGCGACGTCACCGACCTCGACCATCCGCTCGATCATCCGTTTCTGCTGATCGGTGAACGTGACACCAGCCCGGGACAGGGCGCTGATCCCCTTCACCGGGTCGTTCAGCGCCTTGCCCATGGTCTTGGCTGACCCCTCGATCGAGCCGAAGCCGGCCGCAGACAGGTCGAGTGACGCCGCGGTGGCCCGGTCGAAGGCGCCGACGAACTCGCCGTCGACATAGTTCTTGACGTTCTTGAAGGTCAGCAGCAGATTCGCCCCGGACTGGATCGCCTCGTCATCGATGCCGGTGAAGTTCGACAGCCGGCCCGCCATTTTGCCGACACCGTCGGCGGTGATCCCGGCGGCGGAGCCGGTGGCCTTGATGATCTGCTCAGTCTTGGCGGCGACCTTCTGCGCCTCGCGGGCCTCAGCGACGGAGCCTTTCAGCAGGTCGATGCCTTTGCCGATCGCGAGCGCGCCACCGACGGCTACGGCGAGACCTTTCAGACTCGACTTGAACCCGGAGCTGTACGACCCGCCGGCTTTCTTCCCGGCGCCGGCGTAGTCGACTCCGGCCTCGTCGGTCCGGATGCGGATGACGCCTTCGCCCACGACCTCACTCACGGACGGTCACCCCCCGTCGGTCGGACGCGATGAACGCGGCGGCTGCAGCGGCTTCGGCAGCAGGGTCGTTCGTCCGAATCGGTGGCGGCGGGGTGCCCGGCTGACGTGCGGACGGCACGTCGATGCCGGTCACCCAGCCGATCCACGTCTCCCACTGTTCTTGTCCTTTCTCGGTGCCAGCTAGCCGCTGCCGGAGCCACTCAACGAACGCGTTCAGCAGCCGGTCCGGTGTCAGCGCTTCCGGGTCGACTGCGTTGAGCGCGAGCGTGCCGTCGAACGCTTTCCAGTTGTTGAGCGCGGTCGCTGCGATCCGCCCGGCGCTTTTGGGCTGCGGCCGCCGTACCACCGGCCGACGAGCGACGTCACGAGCGCCTGCAGATCGGGGTCGATGTCGCGGCCGTCTGCGGGGTCCTCCAGCCGCTCCTGCACGTAGCCGGCGCTCGGCTCATCGAGCACCGTGCTGACGAAGTTCTGCAGAGCGTGCGCGATCGCGGGGTCGAACGTCTCATCGTCGCCGTCGTCCAGATCCGCGAGCGCGGTGATCGCGGCGAGCAGCACAGCCTGCTTCGGCCGGTGTGCGGTCAGCAGATGATCGTCGTACACCACTTCCGGCTGGCCGTCGTCGCCGGTGGTCCAGTAGTCCCAGCAGAACGTCAAGGTGTCGTTGCTCGTGTCGCGGGTCGGCGCCGGTGCTTGAATGCGCTGCGGTGCGTCGAGCGGGTTGATCGGTTCGGCAGTCATCGTTGCTAGCACTCCTCGGTCGGTAGCGGGTCAGGTCGCGCTAAGCGTGCCACGGATCACGCTCACAGGCTTCCCAACACGTCGCGGAGAGCATCAGTCAAGAACGGGTTTCCCGCATACCAGCGGGTGCCGTTGTGCACGAAGTAGCTGTAGTTCGTGCGTGCTGCGACGATGCCGACGAGACCGTCGTCGTCGCGTTCGATGCGGAACTCGATCCGTGACCGCATGAGACCGGTGTCGACGTTCGCGCGGGTCTTGGCACCGTTCACGACACGGTTGCCGACCCGGGCGAGCCACTGACCGTACGGGCCGCTCTCGTCGTGCAGCAGCCGGTCCTGACCACCACGGTCCGGGTCGAACGTGAACGAGACGGTCATGAGTCACGTCGCAGCTCCACCGTGAGCGACCACGTGCCGCCGCCGCAGTCACCGGCACCAGCCGGGTTGTACGTGCCGAGCAGGAAGTCACGGTGCCGGAACTGCTGCACGCAGCACACGATGCCGCGCTGCAGAGCGAGCGCGTCGCTGGTCTGCTGCGCGACAGCCTGAGTGAGCTTCACAGCGTCGACTGTGCCGGAGGTCGACGGCAGCGGTAGACACCGGTAGGCGCCGATCTCAAGCTGAGCTGCGAGCCGGGTCGCGCAGTTGTTGATGCTGTTGTCCTGCTGCGGGAAGTTCACCGCCGGGAAGATCCGCACGACGCGCACCCACGCCATGCCACAGCCGCCGCGGCCGTCGCAGGCACAGAAGTCGGCGGCGACCTGCGGGCCGGGGTAGAGACCGCAGAAACACGTGCTCGCGTCGTTGTCGTCCAGCTCGGTGCAGATGCACACGCGGAGCGCGTCCATCACCGGCAGCAGCAGGGTGTCCATCACGGTTCACCGATGAAACGGACGTTGAGCCCGGAGACCTGCACGGGCATCGGGTCGACGCCGTCGCCGTGAGGGCCGTCGAGGGGGGTGGTCACAGTGCCTCCCGGTGGGGTGGGTCGTGGGGTGTCGTCGGCATCGCCTTCTTGGTTTTGGTGAAAGTCATTCTTGGCACCGTGGATCCTGCGGCGCACTCAAGCTATCCGGGACACTTTGAGCCACGACCCGGCGTAGAGCACCGTGTCGCTGGCCTCGGCGGTGCCCTGTGCCCACCGGAGATCGAGCGTGCCAGCGGTTCCTGCCGTGGTCAGCCGCCCGATGGGTTGCGCGATGACGGCAGACCCGGTGGCGATGCCACCGAAGTTGGCGGCCGAGGAGAGGGTCGCCCACGCCCTGAGAATCTGGAACGTGCTGCTGGTGGCTCCGAGCGACAAAGCGTTGGCGGTCCACGACATCGTGGCGCCTGCTGGGCCGGTCCAACCAGCCTGAATGTCGGCGGTCTGGCTGGTCGCGTACTGCAGGAACGCGGTCACCTCATAGACGGCGTTGGCTGCAACAGGCACGCTCAGGTGCGGGTCGGCGGCGAGGACCGCAGTGTTGTTGACCGTGGTGTCGGCGGTCTTGACGGCGGCGAACTGCTGCCGGTAGCTCGTGATCCCGCCCGCCGTTTCGCGGTCGGAGTTCCCGCTCGCGGTCGTGGACTCGAGGTTCCCTCGCCTGATGTAGATGGTCGGGGTGGTCACCAGCGAGATCGAGCCTGTTGCGCAGCCGATCAACTGGTTGTCGGTCACCGTCAGCGAGGCTGCGGCGAGGAGGTTCCGAACCCCGTAGGTCGTGGTCTTGGAGCCGGGGTCGCGGGTGTCGGTGACCCGGTTGTTGGAGACCGACACCGAGCCGACCGTGTCGACGAGGACGCCCGCGCTGCTGCTCAGAGCGCCGGCCGCGAGAATGCCCACGTCATAGATGTTGTTCCCAGCCACATTCACGTTGTCGGCGTCATCAACCCTGACGCCAGGCCCGCCGACATTGTGGATCACGTTGTCGGAGACGGTTCCGTTCTGGCAAGACATCCCACCCCCGCCGCCCGCGATCGGCGCGAGGGTGACACCGTTGAATGAACTGGTGTCGCCGACGCCGTGGATCACGTTGCCGCTGATGGCGAAGTGGTCGACCTCGGTCAGGTGGACGCCGTTGCTTCGGGCGTTGTGGATGACGTTGCCGCTGATGTTGATGTGCTCGGTATTCACCACATAGATGCCGGAGTTCTCCTGGGTTGAGGACGGCCCACCCGCGTAGCCGAGCGTGTTGCCGCTGATAACGACGTTTCGAGATCCGAGGGTGGTGTCGACATACGAGACCGAGATGTTGCGGGAGTGGGTGCGCTCGATCGTGTTGCCGGTGATAGTCAGGCCGTCGACGTCACGGGCGAGGATGCCACGCCCGGCATCAGAAGGGTCGTCGCCGGTTGCTGTCTGGTGGCCGCCGTTGATCGTGTTGCCGGTGATCGCGATGCGGGTCGCCCGACCGGGCACGCCTGCTGCAGTGTTGGGGCAGGAGGAGACCGCGATCCCGTCATCGCCCACGAGGTCGATGATGTTGTCGGAGATCACCACATCGCTCAGGGGCCAATCCGTGGCGAACCCGGAGGCGATGAGCCCGCCTCGACCCGACTCGCGGACCCGGTTGCCGCGCACGCGCAGACCGGCACAGCCCTGGATGAACACGGAGGGGCCAGTGGTCCGGTAGAAGGTGACGTCCTCGATGACCACGTTGTTGCAGCGGCGGAAGAACACGCCTACGGCGGGGGCGCCGAACGTCGCATTGTCTCCCCAGGGCTCACCATCGCCGTTGCCCTTGATCATGAGGTTGCGCAGGGTGATGTTCTCGTTGCCGTTGGTCTGGTCGCTGTTGACGATGTGCTGTCCGCCTGAGGACAGATCCCAGGTGAACTCCAGCACGGACTTCTCGCCGTAGCCTCGCAGTTCGACGTTGCTGGGCACACTGAGCGTTCCGGTGCACCGGAACGACAGCTCGGGGATCAGGCAGACGCCGCCGCCGTTGGTGCCCAGCCATGAGAGAGCGGCGTTGATCGCGGGCGCGTCATTCCCGGCCCCGTCGCCGACCGCCCCCCAGCGGGGATGAGTGATGATCTGGCCGCGCATAAACCCCGCCGTGATCGCGGCGTAGGTCTGAGAGGCCGAGCTGGTGAGGTTCGTGGCCGTCGCTCCGTCGATGAGAGCGAGAGACAGCCCGCCACCGGCGACACTGGCGCCAGAGGCGTCAAGTTCGGTGACGGTGGATCCGTAGTCGCATTCCAAGACACCGACCTCGTACTGCACGACGCTGACGTTGCCGTCACCGGAGGCGTTGTTGGCGCGGATCGAGACCCATCCCCGGTCGGACTCCGCGGTCATCATGGTTAGCGGCATCCACGGCGTCTCGCGCTGCTCCTGATCGACGCCGGTCGCGGTCATCAGACCCAGCGTCCGGTCAGTGAGAGTCCCGTCCGATTGCTCCCGGTTCTCTACCGTCTGAATGTTCGTAGTCGACGCCGCGCCGCCCCGGAACCGGGCATAGGTGCGGGTGAACATCACGTCACCCGGGGACGGGAGGATCGGGATAGGTCCGACACCGAAGCCCGCGAGGGTGGTGCTGGTGATCGTCGCCGACGCGTCCAGCCCGGTTTCTACGCCGGTGGTCCGGATCCGAGGAACAGCAGCTGTGCCGGCGGCGAGCAGCCGGGTCTGGTTCAGGTCCACGATGAGGACGCCGCCCCATTGCGTGTTGAGGGCGTTGATCCCGAGACCGGTGCCGGCCGCGTTGTAGGTGCCGACGTTCGCAGAGAGCAGCATCACCAGTTCGCCGCGCTCCCGGAGTGCACGAGAGTCCAGAGACGGCTCCCAGTTGCCGAGGTTGAGATCAGCTAGCGAGTATTCCGACCGGGCGGGACCGAGGGTCGCGTCGATGCAGCGGATTGAGCCACGCAGCCCGTCGTACTTCGCCCGGTAGATGAACAGCGTCTCACCAGCCGGGGTGCAGGCGACGTGAGCGCGGGCGAGGAGGTCCGGCCCTGATTCGGTGGCGAGATTAATCGTCCGGTTGAACTGTGTGAGAGCGTCGACCTGCCACGCGCTGCCGTCGTGCCACACGTGCTGAATCTGAATGATCCCGCCGGCGTCTTTCAGCCACGCAGCGGCGTGCGGACGACCCTGGGTGTCGACGTCAGCGCCGAGCTGATTGATCAGCCCTGACCCGGAGGCGGCGGTGTCGATGATGATCTCAGCGTTGGCGTGCGTGATGGGGAGAGTCTGAACCGAGCCGTCCGACGTGTGAGCGAGCATGGCACCGGAGGACAGCCCGGAGAGCACGGCGTAAGAGAAGTCATTGTTGGTGTCAGCGGAGCCGGTGCCGCGCCAGCATAGGAACAGATGGATCCGGCCGTCTGCGTCAACTGCGAGACGGTTCCAGTAAGGGGATTCGCTAGACGCGGTGCCGTCAGCTACGACACCGAGGCGATCCCACGTCTGTGTGGCGGTGCTGTAACGGTTGAGCATCATGTCGCCGTCGCCAGAGAGACCCTCGCGGTAGGCGAACAGCAGTGTCCCGTCGGGGAGCGTTACGAACGTCGGGTAGGTGACTGAGGTTTCTTCGGTGCCGACCATGCCCGGAGTGACCCAAGCCGTGATGTCATGCGGGTTGCTGGACCGGGTGTAGTGCAGCGCAGCGTTGTGGTGGTTGCCGGAGACGTGGATCCGGCCGGAGGCGTCGACTCCCACGGTCAGGTTGTGGTGTCCGTCGGTGCCAGCTACCGGAGACGCAAGAGGGTTGCCGGCGATCGTGCCGAGATCGAAGGTCGCCCAGTCGCCGGTGTTGAGGTCCAGCTGAGCGATGTGAGGGGTCTTGTCAGCAGCCCAGTAGACGACATACCGGTAGTCATCGACGGTGCACACGTTGTCTTGGGTGAACGACGCGGAGTTGTAGCCACGTTCGCAGTTGATCCACTCCGGCAGCGTCCGCAGTGTGATCGCACGTTTCTGAGTAACGAGGTCGTCAGCGTCACTCGCCCACGGCAGCTGCGACCAAGGGAGGAGACCGGTGCCGATCTTGAAATTCAGCAGCGTCTGGTCGTAGCCGATCTCACCGGATTCGAGCGTCGGATCAGCGGCAGCCCACTCGACTGCGGTACCGCGCCGCATCTGGATCCTCTGAACAGGCATCGCTGTGGTCTCCTATCAGCCCTGCGGGCGGGGGCGGTGTACGTCGGGACTCATCACGGTCGCGCGACTGCGGAGCCGGTTCGGGTTCCACCGGTCGAGCCACACGTCGACCTCACGGATACCGGTCCGGTCGTCCGGGAACGCACCGGTGCCGAGCGTCATCGTGACACCGAGACGGGCGATCTGAGTGACGCCGACCGGCAACCGGCACGCGTCGTCATCGGTGCACGCACGGAGGAACTCGCCGGCCATGATGCCGGCCATGAACTGCGCATCAGCGTCCGGTTCCAGCCCGGGTCGGACGGTGATCGACCATGTGCCGTCCTCGGTGTCGGCAGCTGCGATGTTCTGACAGATCGGCCAGCGACCGCCGTCGGTGCGGATCAGCCGGCCGCCGGGGTCGACACGGTACGCCGTGCTCGGCAACACGGCGCCGTCGATCTTGATCTCGCTGATGTTCCCGCTCGGTTGCGGTAGCCGGATCTCGCTGACCGAGCTGCACGAGCAGCCGTCGCCGGCACAACCGCACGCGACGTTGAGCCACGTGCCGGACACGAGCACCGGCATCCAGCCGACGCCGCCGGGGTAGCCCACCGGGTACGTGCGCCACGTGTCCACGCCACAGCCGGCCTTGCACGGCCGCAGCACCGTCGGGCAGCCGCCGATCCGGTAGCCGGTCAGCGTGCGGAGCGAGTCGATCGCGAGCGACTCAGCACGCGCTTTCTGTTCCTCTGAGTAGACCGGAACCGGCGGGTCGTCATCAGTCTCGTCGTTCCAGTGAGGGACGCATGAGACGTCCACCGGCCAGCACTCGGGGTTACCCACGTCTCGGACCTCCCATCAGCTCTCACAGTATCGGTCCGCTGACCACGCCGGGTGAGGCTCACAGCGAACGTGAGCGCCGATCAGCCACTCAGCGGAGGTAGACCCTCACCCGCCCGTTCAAAGCCGTCACGGCGCCTTGCCGTCCTCCCACGTGTCGCCGTCCCAGTGCGCGTGCAGCCCGTTGCCGAGAACCACGTACTGTCCGGTCGTCCACAGCGTCACCGGGTCAGCGACAACCGCAGACGCCTGCAGCTCCACGAGGTCGTACGGCCGGACAGCGTTCGTCGGAGTGAACGCACCCGGCGATCCGGCGTCAGCACCGGTCGCCTCACCGACGTCCGGGTCATCCAGCGGCACGAGACCGTCGGTCTCAGCCGGCGGCTGCACGGTCGTGTAGAACGTGCGACGGTGCGTGGTCGCCGTGATCGGCTCCTGCAGGAAGTCCGGGTCGCCCAGCTCGTCGCGGGTCACGAGGTACGGACCGAGGTCCCACAGGCTGCCGGACTTGGTGAGCAGCCCTGTCGCGGAGAACGTGACGGCGCCGTTCTCGATCGTGTAGTCGCCGATCTTGCCGCCGGACAGGAACGGCCACAGGAAGTACGCCCACGGCAGCCCCTCATCGTCCGGGTCGCACTGGACCGCGCTCTCGGCGCTGGACCAGTTCTCCAACGCGACACGCACGTCAGACGGCCGCACCGACACGTCCACGTCGTAGCCGATCGCGTCACCGGTCGCGGCGTCGTAGATGACGGGCATCCCGGTGAGCAGCGTGTAAAACTCCGGGTCGACCGCGCAGAACGTCACGTCGAGCGACTCGTTCAGCAGCTCCGGCTCGGCGTCGCGCTTCACGCACCGCCGGCCCCACGCGTTCTTCTGCTCGATCTCGTCGCCGTCATCGTAGTTCGCGGTGACAGCAATGCTGATGTAGCCGTCGGACGCGACCTGCGAAGCGTCGCCGTAGACCGGTCGGCCGCACGAGTCGACACGTGTGCCGCGGATCACGCGGCCCTTGACGACGGGGAACTTCCTGCTGCTCATCGGGGGTCTCCTATCGCCCTAGAACTCGCCGCTGGTCTCAGCGGCCAGCGTCTCCTGCATCGCGTCCCACACGGCCACCGGCACGATGAACCCGCCGGTCACGGTCCGCACTTCCTGCTGGTCCACTCCGGCCCGGTTGGCAGCATCGAGCAGCCGCCGTGCGGTCACGGAGTCCTTGCCGTTGACGAGAACCTCGCCGACGTTCGCGTCGCCGCCCATCCAGCTCGGCGTGCCCCATCCGCCGCCCATCAGTCGCCCACCGCCGGCGCGTCTGTGACGGTCACGAGGATCGCGGCAGCGAAGCACTCGTGCGACACCGCGGTCGTGCGCTCCGCGAGAGCGGTCAGCGTGTTCGCGACAGCGGTCGCTGACCGGACCTCGATCGGCGACTCCAACAGGTCGACCGTACCGCGGCGTACGACGATCTGACCGGTGACGAACATCCACGCCTCGTTCGCACCAGCTGCGACACCGCTGTCAGGGTCCTCCGGATCAGCGAGCGGACCGACCGCGCCGGCGTAGCCAGCTCCGGCCGCGAGCCACGCACCGATCGTGGTCTCAAGGTGGTTGCTCACCCGGTCGACGTTGTCGAGCAGATGCGACACCGCACGGTCAGCGTGCAACACGGGCACACCGCCGTAGTTGCTGCCGGCGTACTGCTGCAGCAGAGCGGCGCCCTTGTCCGGCGACACTGCGCCACCAGCCGGGGTGATGTCGACCGCGGTCTGAGCGACATCAGCGATGAACCCAGCCTCGATCGCGCGCTGCTCGTTGAGGTCGATCGCCGCCTGCACACGAGCACGGAGATCGACGCCACCGAACGGAGCACAGCGCACGAGCGCGTAGTGCGGTGTCGGGGCACCGGACTCGACCCACTCGATGCCCTCGTCGGCGATCTTGCTCGTCGCGACCGTGAGGTCGAACGGTCCAGACGCGGCAGCATCTGCGACCGTGACCGTGCCGGATGCCAACCATGTGCCGATCGGAGCCGACGCGGGGCCGGTGATCGTCACGTCGTAGTCGCCGGGTGCTGCGTACTGATGCGTGGTGCCGTTCAACGCAGCAGCGTCAACGGTCTCCGGCTCCGAGCCGTCACCCCAGTCGATCACGTAGTCGCCGGCCGGCACACCGTCAGCGGTCACGGTCGCGAGACCGGCGGCGTCAACGCTGATCTCGACGGTGCCCGGCGACGGCGGAGCGACGCACGCGGCAACGGTCAGCTCGACCGAGCCACACGACACCGGCTCGTACGTGAACCCTGCGAGGCCCTCATGCGGATCCGCGCTGTCAGTGACGAGCGCTACGGAGTAGAGACCGTGCGGCAGCGGCGTCACCGGTGGACTGGCGACGACCTCCGGCTTCGCGACCATGCTGTGCTCCCTTCCTAGACCGGCATCAGACTGACGTGCTTCCCGGCCCGAAGCTCACCGCCCGGGCCGGGAAGATCATCAGACCTGCGCGGTGCCCAGCGTCTCGTTGATGTCGAGCGCGCCGAGCTGGCCGGTGACGTGGACCGGGATCGTGACCCGGGCGCCGCCGTGGCACATCTTCGCGAGCAGCACACCGTCCTCCACGAACGCGGCCGTGAACACGTTGGTCGGCAGATCCGCGGTGTCGTAGATCGCGTCGAGGCTGATCACGTCCTGCGTGCCCTTCACGAACGTGCCGGCCGGGTAGATCATGCCCTCGACCGTCGCGGGGTACGCGACCGATGCCGTCGGGTCGGCGACCTCCAGATAGTTGAGCACGAACTGCACCATCGCGCCGCGGTCGGCGAAGTGCTCCGTGATCATCGCGTTCGTGACGCGCTCGGAGGCGACCATCCCGTTGCGGTTCGCGAGGTCCGCGCGGAGCACCGCGCGGAACCAGCGGGGGAACACGACCTCCAGCGACTCGGTCTCGCTGAGCCGGTGCGCCTGCCGCTGCATCTCGATGATCCACTCGACGTACGAGAGGGTCGACCACGTGACCGGGGTGCCGGTCAGCGTCGGAGCGAGCGCGGTGCCGAGCGCGGTCCGCATCGCGGTGATCAGCCGAGCCGACACCTTGTGCTGGTTCGCGACGACGGTGCCCTCGATCCACCGCTGCACAGCCTCCGGGTACGCCGTCCGGGTGAGCAGCGGCGCCTTGACACAGATCCCCACGGCGTCGAGCCGGATCTCAGAGAAGTCCGGGCAGTCGATCTCGACACACGGCTTGGTCTCACCGGCGATCGCCTGCGCCTCGGTCTGGAAGAATCCAGCGTCGGCGTAGATGTCCGCGAACGACGGACCGGGCGTGTAGTTGATGCCACCGCGCGGCACGCCGACCTCGGGGAGATCGAGGATCCCGTCGAGGGTCTCCTGCTGGCACAGGTCGTAGCGGTTCTCCGACGGTGCGCACCAGCCGCCGGCCGCGACGAGGGAGCCGTTCGGCAGCCGCCGCTCGGACGCCGCCGCGACGAGCAGGCTCTGCTCGGTCTTGTAGTCCTCGTTGCCGAAGTAGAGCGCGTCCGTGGTGCGCTCGTAGTGCCGCTGCAGGGTCGCGACGGGGAGCTGCTCGCGGATCCCGCGGCTGCTGCCGAGACCGTCGAACGCGCGGCCCTTCGCCTTGAACGCGGTAGCCAGCTCCATCGTGTCGGCGAGCGACTGTCCCATCGCGATGTTCGTGCCGCCGCCGATGTTCGCTGCGGCGACGATCGAGAGGAACCCGGACGGGCCGTCGTCAGAGGGCTGCGGGTTCGCCGGTGTCCGCGACGGGACACGCGACCGGCGTGCGGCGGCTGCGGCGATCGACTCCGGAGCGTCGTCGGCCGGCTCGTCACCCGCGGGCGGGGTCTCAGCCGGCGGCTCGTCACCGGCGTCGCCGTCGTCGCCGTCACCGTCGCCGCCGGCGTTCTCGATGCGCTGCGCTGCGGCGTCGAGGCGCTGCTGCCGCTCAGCGGCTGCGGTCTCGCGCTCGGTGGTCACTGCCGGGATCTCGGTGTCGACCAGCGCCGCGAGACGGTCGAGCAGGTCGAGGTCCGCATCGGTCGCCTCGCTGCCGAGACCGATGATGCGCTGCGCCTCAGCGGTCGCGTCTGCAGCGGCCTGAGCGAGCTGCTCATCGGTCAGCTCCGACAGGTTCTCCGGGAACGTGTAGTCACTCATCGTGGGTGCCCTTTCGTGGCGGTCGATGTTGTCCGCGGCCCGGCGAGCGCCGGTCGGCCTAGCGGATGTCCTCAACCAGTCGGCTATGCCAGCACCGGGAGGCTTCCTGCCGCTGAGACTGACCCGCTGACACGGGCCGGGTCAAGCACCGGTGACGCGACACGCGGGAGATTGGGGTGTATTCCGCGAGCGACCTGCTAGCAACCGGACGTGAAACGACCCCGACACCAGGGTGGCATGTCGGGGTCATTTGCTCAGCGGTCCTACTAGCTGCAGGTGATGCTAGCTCCGGATGCAGCGCCACAGGATGAACACACCGAGCGGTAGCCACACGGTCAGCAGAAGCAGCGTCGGGAAGCTCACGGCGTGCCGTCGATCAGCGCGCGGATCGAGGCCGTCGTCATGCTCTCCCCCTTGCTCAGAGCGTCCTGCTGCTCACACCACGTCTCGATCCGGTCGACGGCGTTACCGAAGTGGTCGAGAGCTTTCAACGCACACGCGAGCCGGTCGCTCACCGGTAGCGCGAGGTTCTCAGCCAGTCCCCACATCGCGGCAGCGTCGTTCATGACGCACGTCCGACGCTGATCGCGGTGCTGCCGATCTGCCGGTGCCACGCGAGCACACGCACCGTCGTGTCACCGGCGTGAGAGCCGACCCAGCCGCGGAGCGCAGCGGACGCGATCAGAGCGCGGTTCTCGTCGGACACGAACAGCAGGTCGCCGGCGCCGGTCATGATCTGCTGCACCAGTTGGTCGAGTGCACGCGGGTCGGCGTACGACGGGTCGAGTCCGGCGCGGACGAAGTACCGGGCCTCTAGACCGGCGACGTGCACCGGCTGGTTCGCGGCGTAGTACGGCGAGAACGCGCGCACGAACCGTGCGAGCGCCTCAGCGGCATCGCTGAGCGCCGGCGTCAGCGCCGCGCCGAGTGTGTTCATCGTGTTGGTCCACGCCGCACCGAACCGTGCGAGCTGTGTAGCGAGATCCGCTGTCTGCGGCTCGACCACGACGACGGCGGACTCCGGTGCCGCCGGGCGGCTGAAACGGCGCGAGAGGCACCGGAGAGCGGCCCTCATCAGATGTCTCGGCGGCAGAGCGCGGCGACAGCGTGCTGCACCGACTGCGCGTTGTGGTTGTCCAGATGAGCCACGACGTCATACAGCGAGAACTGCAGAGCAGCGTGACCGGACACGGAGAGCAGCAGCACCCACAGCCGTTGCGCATCGTCGGCCTTGTGCTCGATGAACACACCGGAGCCGCCGTCATTCGTGACGACGACGTGATCAGCGAGCGCCGGCGAACTGGCGAGGATCAGCGCGGCGTTCTGTGCGGGGCCAGATGACACGTAGACGCTGGTCGGCACAGTCGAGATCGAATCGGGCATGGTGCGGCTCCTAGTTCGGCGGGTCGGATACCGCTCGCACTAGATCACCGTGCGTCGTACTGTCTAGCCGTCGGGGTGTGGGTCAGAGTCCGGGTCGTCGCCGTACCGCCAGCGGGTAGCGCCGTCGTCTAGGTGCCGCAGATCCGGTGACAGCGCGACTTGCTCGTGAAACCAGCGAGCAAGCCGCGCGAACACGACCTAGCCGTCTCTGCGGGGCGGTGAGTAGTCCGGCGACACCTGACCTCGGACGATCCCGGTCGTCAACACACCGAGGAACGTCACCACCAGCGCGATCTGATCAGCGGTCAACCCGACACCGAACGACGCGAACAACGCCAGCCCGGCGCGAGCGAAGTCCGTCAGAGCTGCCACCGCGAACGGTCGTGTCAGCAGCGCGGTGAGCAGACCCGTCGCGGCGACCACGGTCGCGACGATGTACGTCTGCTGGTCACCGGTCAACCCGAGACCGAACGCGACGACCATCAGCACACC